GCTAGCAAACGGTTTGTTTACGTTTGATGGTACGGCTGGCGCAATGACGCTACCCACGGTTGCGTTGCTTGAAGATGAAATTTCTTCGGCAGCTAAAGTTAATGCAGCGTTCACGTTTGCAGTTGTCAACATTGACAGTGCTGACGCTGTTACTGTGACCGCAGGTACAGGCTGGACGATTGTTGGCACCGCTGCGGTGTCGGCTAACACCTCGTCGCAGTGGCTCGCGCGCAAGACCGGCGTTGGTACTTGGACGGCTTACCGTATTGCGTAATCAATAGGGGGTTCGCCCCCTATTTTTGAAAGGATCAGCTATGTCAAACACTAAGCCTATTGGCGTTGCTTTTACAGACCAAGACATCATTGGCTCACAATATGTGCTGTCCGGTGAACAGTTTGGCTACACGGCAGACGCTCAAGGTACTGTGACTCAAGCGACCAGCAAGTCTACGGCTGTTACGCTTAACAAGTCAGCCGGTCAGATCACAATGAACAACGCAGCGTTAGCGAGCGTAACCAACGTGACTTTCACGTTGAACAACTCGTTTATTTCTGCAAATGACATTTTGATTTTGAACGTAAGTGGCGGCGCTACTGCTGGCGCATACAACTGTTGGGTTTCGGGTTTAAGCGCAGGTTCTGCGTCTATCACCTTACGCAACATTTCGGGCGGCTCATTGTCTGAAGCAGTTGTTATTAATTTTGCTCTTATTCACTGCGTCTAAAGGCGCGGGGGCGTAACAACCCCCGATTAAAATTATGGCCGTCATCTATCTTCGCCATCCCACGCATGGTGCTAAAGTTGCAATATCTGACATGGAAGTTGAGCATGACAGACAAAACGGTTGGGAAGAATACGACCCTAATGATTTAGTTGCTGAATCTGCGTCGGATGAACTCGGGCCTATTAACGAGCTTCAGACGCGTCGCCGTAGCCGTAGAACTCAGGAGACTGCGCCATGACAACTGCTGCTGAACTTATTGAAGGTTCGCTTAGGCTTCTTGGTGTGTTAGCCGAAGGCGAACAGCCGTCAGTTGCTGTAATGCAAGATTCAATCATGGCGATGAATCAAATGATTCAGTCATGGGATACCGAGCGCTTGTCGGTTTTTAGTACGCAAGATCAAGTGTTTACTTGGCCTGCGTATACCATGTCGCGCACGATTGGTCCTACCGGAGATTTTGTAGGTAACCGCCCTATTGAAATTGATGACGCGACTTATTTTAAAGACCCATCCTCAGGTCTGTCGTTTGGCGTCAAACTAATCAATCAACAGCAGTATGATGGCATCGCGTTTAAGACGGTTACATCGACTTATCCGCAGGTTATGTGGGTAAACAATACGTTTCCAGATATGGAAATGACGGTGTATCCAGTTCCTATCAAAGCGTTGGAATGGCACATTATTTCTGTAGAAACGCTCACGGAAGTCTCAAGCGTCGCTACGGACATGTACTTTCCGCCAGGCTACTTACGGGCGTTTCGCTACAACTTGGCCTGCGAACTAGCGCCTGAGTTTGGCATTGAACCTTCGCCGCAAGTGCAGCGTATTGCCATGTCAAGCAAGCGCAACATCAAGCGCATCAACTTCCCCGGCGATCTTATGGCGATACCTTATCCGATTGTTGCAACGCGTCAACGGTATAACATCTACGCTAACAACTTCTGATGAAAACGCCCATTCTTGGATCAGCTTACGTTGCTCGTTCCGTCAACGCAGCCGATGCGAGGATGGTCAATCTGTTTCCGGAAGTTGTTCCGGAAGGTGGCAAGGAGCCTGCGTTTCTTCAACGTTGTCCTGGGCTACTTAAACTTGCTACGATTGGCAGTGGGCCTATTAGAGGTTTATGGGACTTCTCGTCCGATAACAGCACCGCGTTTGTTGTGTCTGGCAATGAACTTTATAAGATCAACACCAGCTACGCTGCAACGCTAATTGGCTCTATACCAGGTACTGGTCCTGTCAGTATGGCCGACAACGGCACCCAGTTGTTTATCGCCTGTAACGGGCCAAGCTACATCTACAACAACAGTACGGGCGTATTTGGTCAGATCATAGACCCTGATTTTCCCGGCGCCGTAACGGTTGGGTACATTGACGGCTACTTTGTTTTTAATGAGCCTAACAGCCAGCGCATTTGGGTTACGCAACTGCTCGACGGCACGTCGATTGAACCGCTGGATTTTGCTAGTGCGGAAGGCTCGCCTGATGGCGTTGTTGGTCTTATCGTTGATCACCGAGAAGTTTGGGTCTACGGTACAAGCACGGTCGAGGTGTGGTACGACGCTGGTACGCCAGACTTCCCCCTTCAGCGCATACAAGGCGCGTTTAACGAAATTGGTTGCATCTCCGCGTACACCATCGCCAAGATGGATAACGGTTTGTTTTGGCTCGGCGCAGACGCTCGGGGCCAAGGTATTGTCTACCGCGCCAACGGTTACACGGGCCAACGTATCAGTACCCACGCGGTTGAGTGGCAAATCCAGCAATATGGCAACTTGACGGATGCGCTTGCGTACACATATCAGCAAGACGGCCACAGCTTTTACGTTCTTATTTTCCCTAACGCCAACACAACGTGGGTCTATGACGTCGCGACAGGTGCATGGCATGAACGCGCAGGCTGGAGCGACGGGTCGTTTACGCGGCACCGCAGCAATTGCCAGATGGCATTTAACAACAAAATTGTCGTAGGCGACTATCAAAACGGCAACATTTACGCGTTTGATCTCGACACTTACGCTGATAACGGACAAATACAAAAGTGGTTGCGCTCGTGGCGCGCGCTACCAACAGGCCAAAACAATCTCAAGCGTACCGCGCACCACGCGATGCAAATTGACATCGAGTCGGGCGTTGGTCTAAATGGGTACCCCACGACAGAAAGCGTCTATTTCATCACTGAAACAGGCAACAATTACCTAGTTACTGAGTCCGGCGAATACTTTATCGAGGAACAAGACCTCCCAGGGACGCAAGGTGCTGACCCGCAGGTTATGCTGCGCTGGTCCGACGATGGTGGTCATACGTGGTCTAACTATCACACCACATCTGTTGGCAAGATCGGCCAATACTACTACCGCGTTTGGTTCCGTCGCTTAGGTATGACGATGAAGTTGCGCGATCGGGTGTACGAACTGTCCATGACTGACCCCGTGAAGACCGCGATTATGGGCGCAGAGCTTTTGATAACGCCGACTAATGCTTAACATTACTAACATTCCAGCACCGCGCGTCAGCATTATTGACGAGCGAACAGGGCTTATTTCGCGGGAATGGTATCGCTTCTTTTTAAATCTGTTTACGCTAGTTGGGCAAGGTAATAACCAAACTAGCCTAGACGATCTTCAAGTCGGCCCACCGGCGCAGAGCATCAATATACTGGTGTCTGGTAGCCCGACAGACCTAGCGCCGCCGCCCGTGCCGCCGGTGTCTACTGCTGACAATCAAGCCATACTGCCGCCTAGCGTACAGTTTTCGCCTGACGATAGCCTAGCGCTGTATCCACCTGTTGTTTTTCCGTCTGCTGATGACAGCCAAGCGTTACTACCTTCGGTTGTACAAGCGCTAGTGCAAAGTTACGCCGACTTAGCGCCGCCGGTCATTCCCCCAAGCATACCCACTAACGGCACAGTCACTAGCGTTGATGTGTCTGGTGGCACGACAGGTATGTCGTTTACTGGTGGCCCTATTACAAGCTCCGGCACGATCACCATGTCAGGCACGTTAGCGGTCGCTAACGGCGGTACAGGATCAACTACGTTAGCAGGCGCGGGTATTGTCACAACAACCGGCACTCAAACGATTAGTGGTCAAAAGAACTTTACAAGCTACACCAATACTTTTCTTGGCACAACCTACGCCACATCAGATGGCGGTACAGGTAGTAATGGTTACTTTGGCGAAAGTAGCGCTTACGCTGTTGTTGGTGGCGCCAACGGCGTAGTGTTGGCTAGTGGCGCAACTTACCCAGGCACCGCACGTTACGTAGGCGACGCCACAGCGTTTCGCCCGTCCACCACTACAACCTATAGTTCAGGCACTTTAACGCAGCGTTGGACAACTGTTTACTCGCAAAACCTTGATTTGTCGGGCGTAGTGGCCGCAGGCACATGGAACGGCTCGACCATAACTACGGGTTACGGCGGTACAGGCGTTACATCAACGCCAACAAATGGTCAGCTATTGATAGGTAACGGTTCCGGTTACTCGTTAGCTACCTTAACCGCTGGGTCTAACATATCGATCACTAACGGCGCTGGGTCCATAACAATTAACGCCTCAGGTTCTACTGGCGTAAGCTCTGTCGATGTCTCTGGTGGTTCGACGGGCTTAACCACATCAGGTGGCCCAATTACATCGTCTGGCACGATAACGATTGGCGGTACTTTAAACGTGTCTAATGGCGGCACGGGTTCAACCTCACAGTCAGGTGCCCGCGCTTCGCTTGGCGTACCTGCTGCGCCTACGGGGTCAAGCGCTCAATTGCTTGCCAACAATGGCGCAGGCGAGTTTAGCAACGTCAGTGTTGGCTCAGGTTTAAGTTACTCTGGCGGCACGTTAAGCGCAACAAATACCGGCACCGTAACCAGCATAAGCGGCAGCGGCGGCTCAACAGGGCTCACGCTCACGGGTGGTCCTATCACGACGTCTGGTACGTTGACGCTAGGCGGTACGCTAGCTACAGGTAGCGGTGGTACAGGCGCATCATCGCTTACAGGCGCAGGGATCGTCACGACAACTGATGTACAGACTGTCAGCGGTCAAAAGAACTTTACAAGCTATACCAACACCTTTCGCGGTACATCGTACGCTACCTCAGATGGTGGCAGTGGCTCTAACGCTTACTTTGGTGAGAGCGGCGCCTATGCTGTGTTAGGTGGCGTTAATGGTGTTGTTTTAGCGACCGGAAGCACCTTTCCTGGCACGTCTATTTTTGCGGGCGACAGCAACACTTGGCGACCAACTACCGATAACGTCCGCGCTTTAGGAACTGCTTCGTTTCGGTATACAGTAGTGTATGCGACAACGGGTACGATCAATACATCAGACGCGGCGCAAAAGCAGCAGGTCAGAGAACTATCCGACGCCGAGCAACGGGTAGCGCAACGCGTCAAGAAACTCATTCGCGCCTTCAAATGGAACGACGCGGTTGAAGAAAAAGGTGAAGCGGCGCGTATTCATTTTGGTGTTATCGCGCAAGATGTTCAAGAAGCATTTGCCGCCGAGGGCTTAGATGCGTCAAAATACGGTTTGTTTTGCAGTGACACATGGACCAACTCGGACGGATCGTCACAAACGCGTTTAGGCGTGCGTTACAGCGAATTGTTGGCTTTTGTTATCGCCGCACTTTAAGGACTACTATGCCTACTATTTTATCCCCTAGCCCAAAACTTCAGTTTTTCGCTTCGGATGGCTCCTTGTTAGTCGGCGGCAAACTATACACCTACGCAGCCGGAACGACCACGCCGTTAGCGACCTACACTGATTCTACTGGGGCGACTTCTAACACAAACCCCATCATCTTAAGCGTGCGCGGAGAGGCCAACGTCTGGTTAGGTACGTCGTCGTACAAATTTGTTCTTAAAGATAGCAACGACGTCCTTATCTGGACGGTCGATAACATCTCAACAACGCAAGGTCTTATCGACGCCTTGAGCGCGTCTTTGGCTGCGGCGTCAGGTTCTTCTTTGATTGGTTATTCGCCGTCGGGCGCGGGCGCTGTAACAACTACGGTTCAAGCTAAGTTGCGCCAGACCATAAGCGTTAAAGACTTTGGTGCTACGGGCGACGGTACGACCGACGATACTGTGGCGTTCCAAAACGCGCTGACTGCTGCGACAGGTAAATCGCTGTACGTGCCTGCCGGTACATACGTCTGTACAGGGCTAACGATCTACAGCGGCACCAACATGTACGGCGACTCACCTGCCACGTCGATTATCAAGGCTAAAAGCACCCTTGGCGCTACAACGCCGCTGTTAAAGAACCCCAATCAGACAGGCACTGCGTACGTTTATATCGATAAAGGTATTAGCGTCAGCAACATCAAGTTTGACGGTAACAACTTAGGTCCGCGCACGGCTGAGTTGGTTTCGTTTGGTAAGGTTGAAGACCTTAACATCACTAACTGCTACGTTTACAACGTGCAGTACATCGGTATCGCGTTGGCAGGCTGTATTGCCGTAGGTGTTAATCAGTGTTTGTTTACGGAGTGCGGCAGCGACAGTGTGCTCGCCGAGGGAGGCGCTGCAATATGGATGGGTCCAGCCGCTGACACCACAAGGTCTTACGACGTGAGCGTCAGTGAGAGCAGTTTTATAAGCAACAATTGGTCGGCGATGTACGCCAACGGCGATCGATTGTCGATCAACGGTAACTACTTATCCGCAAATAAAGAGTCCGGCATTTTTATGACCGGCAGCAACAACGTCATTTCAGATAACTGGATTAGTGGTCAGACTAAAAAGAACATTTCTGCGTCTGGTATTGAATTTGAGGGTGATTTTCATACAATTAGCGGCAATTTTATTGGTGATTGCGATGACTACTGTATAGCCGTTACAGATTCGCAGTTCACTACAATCACTGGTAACTCGCTTTATAACCCGCGTCGTAACAGCGCGTCGTTCCCCAACGCAAGCTGCATCGGCATCATTTCGCTAACGGCTAGCCCAAACCAACCGCGCTACATATTAATTGTCGGCAACAACATGTGGGCGCCGTCTAATGACGCCTACGCTGCGGTGTACTTCTATGGTACGTCTTCCGCGCCGCAGTACGTCACGATTAGCGACAACCAGATGAACGGCAACACATGGACGTCTGGTCAAGCGATCTATGTGTCGTCGGGGCAGGCGTCTTCATCGCAAATTTTCCGTGACAATCCTGGCGCGTTTGATGTGTTTGACCAAGGCGGCTACGCGTCGGGTCGCTTCTACGCTGGTGAAACACTATCGCCCGCTACGGCAGCAGGCACGTTGGCAGTAGCGGCTAACACCTTCTACGCAATGCCATTTACGGTAAGACAGTCGCAGCTTTGGACAAAGATCGGCTGCACGGTAACGACCGCAGGTGCAGGCGTTTTTGCATACCTTGGCATCTATCGTATGGAAAACGGCATACCAACATCGCTTGTGTTAGATGGTGGTGCGGTTGGCCTAACAACAACAGGTACTAAAGAGATCACTATTTCGCAGCCTTTACCGTCAGGCACCTACGCGCTTGTGTTGCTCGCCAACGCTAGCGGTGCTACGGTTAGGGCCGGAACACCTAGTGATGTGGCGTTGGCTACGGTAGGATGTAGCGCAGTAGGGACGGCGGACACGTTAATCACCGCCAGCCAAACTTACGGTACGTTACCCTCGACCTTTCCTGCCGTATCTTACTCAACCAGCAGCACACCCTTGCTGACTTTGCGCTATGGAGTTTAAAAAATGACTGTTACTGCAAAAGCCTTAGCTGAAGGCCAGATCATCCCCAACTCAAACACGACGATATATACCGCGCCCTTGGCTGTGACGACGATTATCGACAAGTTAACTACCGCAAACTATGATTCTGTAGCGCGGGAAATTACTATCAGTATCGTAGCGTCAGGTGGCTCAGTAGGCGACGCCTATTACATCGGCAAACAGACGTTAGCGGCTAAAGAGACTTACATTTGGCCTGAGGTTGTTGGGCAGATTCTTAACACGGGCGATTATGTGTCGGCTATTGCCAGCAACAATACCGGTGTTAACTTACGCATGAGTGGGCGCGAGATAACTTAAGGAGTACGGCTATGGCCGCATGGATGATACCCGCAGCAATTATTGGTAGCGCATTACTAGGTTCTAGCTCGGCTAAAAAAGCAGCCAGCGCGCAAGCTGACGCCGCTAATCGCGCTGCTGACTTGCAGATGAAGCAGTTTGAGCGCCAGGTTGAACTGCAAGAGCCTTGGCGTCAGGCGGGCATCACGGCGCTCAACAAGCTCACGCCGTTGGCGACTGAATATACGCCGTTCGGTATGCAACAGTTTCAGCAAGACCCCGGCTACGCGTTCCGTCTGCAAGAGGGTATGAAGGCACTGGAGCGATCGGCGGCGGCGCGAGGTGGCCTACTGTCGGGCGGTATGCTTAAAGGCGCGCAGCAATACGGCCAAGACCTAGCGTCGCAAGAGTACATGAACGCGTTTAACCGTTACCAAGCCGAGCGTAACGCACGTCTGAACCCCTTGCAGTCATTAGCAGGCATAGGCCAAACGGCAACGAACCAGTTAGGTCAGGCAGGGCAGACGATGGCAGGCAACGTCGGCCAAGCGATGGGCGCTGCCGCACAAGCAAGAGCGTCTGGATACGTGGGTGGCGCTAACGCATTATCGCAAGGTCTTGGTACGTACTTGAACTACCAGCAAGGCCAAAACTTTTTGAACGCCATGCGGCCACAACAAGCTACCGCTGCTGCGCCTATCACTGATTATAGTTATGGTGGCTACACCTACTATGGAGGTTAATGATGGCTCTTGTTGACCCAAACATCGCGCTGTCATACAAGGGCGTCCAGCTTCAAGACCCGCTCGACCAGTACAGCAAGGCGTCTGCGGCGCAGTTCAACGCGCTTAAGATGGACGAGATCATGCGCGAGCGCGAGGCGCTGTCGCAGATTCAATCAACGATTGCGTCTAAAGGTGGCCCAACCGATTTAAGAGCTGCCGCGCAAGCGATGTTTAAGACCGGCAGGCCTGAGTTTGTAAAAACGGCTGTGTCTATCTTAGAGCGGTTAGACAACCAAGATCAGTTTAGCCAGTATTTAAGGCAAGTTGAAGGACCGGCTGCTAACGCATTAGCTCCTGCGCCTGCCCCTGCGGAAGCACCCGCGCCAGCACCAGCTAACGCCTTAGCCGCTGCACCTGCACCCGCGCCTGCCGAGACGCCCCCTGCTAATGCGTTGGCTGCGCCACCGTCCGCAGCAAAAGCTGCCCCGCCATCAGCTAAAGAGTTAGAGCGACGCTACAGAATGGTGTCCAACATCAATACGCCAGCCGCTAAAGCTGAAGCGCAGTTGATATTGCAACAAATTCAAAACGAATTCCGCGCTACGTTGCCGCCTGATACCATTCGCACAATGACGTCCCTCGGCTATCCGGCCACACCAGAAGGGTATCAAGCGTTCCAGAGCGCCCAACGACCGCCTCAACAACCGCGTACTCCTATTGCAGTGCTTCAAAACGGTAGACCAACTTTAGTTGACCCTGCGGACGCTATAGGAAAAATACCCGTTACTTCGGCGGCTATTCAAGTAATAACACCACCAAAAGAAAAAGGCTCTAAGGAATCTGAAGCACCTAAGCCTCCTTCAGGGTATCGCTTTACGCCGTCGGGTAATCTTGAGCCTATCCCTGGTGGTCCAGCAGCGCCGGGATTGTCGAACAAAGACATTCAAAAACGTGAAGCAGTATTTCCGCAGGCAACGCAAGCTGTCAAGGGGTTTGAGACTAAATCTGATCTGTTTATTAGGGATTTAGAGCGCCTTCGAGATGACCCAGGTTTGAATCAAATTACTGGCCCTATCTACGGTCGTACGCCAAGCGTAAGTCAAGCAGGTAGTCGAGCGCAGGCGCTGTACGATAAGATATTTGCTAAGGGTGGCTTTCAAGCGTTGCAGGATATGCGTGAAGCGTCCAAAACAGGCGGCGCGCTTGGTAACGTGTCTAATGAAGAAGGGCGTCGCCTTGAGAAGTCAATTGTTGGTGGTCTTGACAGAACGCAAAACATCAAGGATGTTAGGCGCAATATCAACGATTTAATTGATGAGATTCGCACGTCGAAATCGCGTGTACGGGAAGCCTATGAATCAACATACGACTATCGTACGCAACAAGGTGCTGCACCATCACCAGCCCCTGCTTCTGGCGGCTGGTCCGTCGTGAGGTAGTCATGGCCGATCAAATCTACAAGGTACGCGATCCTCAAGGCAACATCCGAGAAATTAGAGGACCGGCGGGCGCTAGCGACGAGGAAGTCATCGCGCAAGCACAACGGCTGTTTGCCCCGCCTGCCCCGGCACCTGCTGAACCACCTGCGCCCGAACCGCGCAGCGAAGGTATGCCCACGGCACCTCGCCAAGAGTTGACCGCAGGGCAGCGTATGTACCAAAGTATTAGACCTTACGTAGCACCTACGATTGAGGCGCTAGGATCAGCAGGCGGTGCTTTGTTAGGGGCGCCGCTTGGACCTCCCGGTGTTGTAGGTGGTGCCGGTTTAGGTTATGGGCTTGCTAAAGAGGCGCTTGAGTTAGGCGACGTCTATCTAGGCGGTAAAGAGCCACGCCAAGGCCCAGCTATTGCAACAGAGCCTGCTAAAAACGTCCTTGAGGGCGCAACTTATGAAGCAGGCGGGCGCGTTGTTGCGCCATTGCTTGGTAAAGCACTTGGCAAAGTTGTTGACCTTAAAAACTTAGCAGAAACTAAAGCCGCCAAAGTAGGTCGGGAGGCGTTAGGTAAAGACCTTGAACAGACTTTAGAAATACTGCGTAACGCGCCACCAAACGCAAGTGTCGCAGAAATTACAGCCAAGATTCAAAACCCGACTTGGCAAGCCTTTATACGCGACGCTTTAGAAAAAAGTCCTTCCGGTGCTCAGTACCTAAACAAGTTCGCCACGATGAGCCACGACGAAGGCGTCAACGCGCTAGCGAAACTGGCGGGCGGCGCAACGGCTACGGACGTGCGCGCTACAACGGACCTTATGAAACAGACGCTGCGCGACATTACATCGCCAGCTCGTCAAGCAGCGTTGAACCGCGCTAACCTTGGTCAGCAAGTCGCACAATATGAGGCTGAGGCCGGTAAGTTAAGCGCTGAGGCGGCAGCGAAGGTGCAAGAGGTGCGCCGATTGATTGACCTTGGCGATCATGCGGCAGCAGCCGCGCGGTTGCAAGAGATCAAAGCGGGCGTACCGGCAGGGTCACGTTTTGCGCCTGCTAAGGTGCAACCAGGCTACTCAAACACTTGGGCCGCGACGTTTACTTACCCCGGCAAGCTAGCGCAAATGTCTGACGAATGGGCGTCGAGGGCGGCAGAGGCGTCGCTTGATCTAGGTCAAGGCGCTAGGTTTTCTCAGTCTGCGGCAGACAGTCTACGGGCGGCAGGCATTAAGCCGCTCAAAGGCGATGAGATCGTAAGCCAGATTCGAGGCGTATTGAACAACCCTGAGTTTGCAGGCAACGATCTGCTTAGTGGCGCGGCTAAGAATGTCGCTAACGACATCGCTCAGTGGACTAAGAGCGGCGGTATTATTGACGCCAGAGCGTTAGATGCGATCCGTAAGAACTCCATTAACGCTACGGTGCAACAATTGCGCCCTGGCGTAGACGCTACAACGCAGCGCAACTTGGCGGCTAAAGTAACGGCTGAGTTAAAGCCCACACTCATTAACGCCATCGAAGCGGCAGGTGGTAAGGGCTATCGTGAGTACCTTGATGAATTTTCCAAAGGTATGCAAAAGATTGCCGAAACCAAGCTGACCGGCGAAGCTGCTAGGCTATGGAAGACGGACAAAGACGCGTTTGTGCGTCTGGTGCAGAACGAAGCGCCTGACGTCGTTGAGAAGTTTCTTGGCCCAGGCAACTACAACATCGCCACGGAACTGAGCGAGGAGACGGTTTCCACGCTACAGTCGTTGGCGTCAAAACGCGTTAATCAACTTGCCGCTAGCAAACAAGCCTCCGAGGGGCAAAAGGCGTTAGCGGTTTTGTTGAACGAAAATGCGTCTAAACTTCGCATCCCTTCGATCCTTAGTTTTTGGGCTACTGCTACCAACAAGACACTTAGCGAGATAGAAAAATCGATTGGTAGCAAGAGTATGAAAATCCTTGCTGATGCTATGCAGTCGCCCCAAGGCGCAAAGAATCTGCTTGAGAAACTGCCAGCAAAAGATCGCAACAGTGTATTGTTAATACTTACCAATCCGACGGCTTTTAGGGGCAAAAATACGTTTGGGGGTATGGGCGCGCAGCGTGCTGCGGAGTTTATGAGAAGTGGAGCAGCAACGACGTCTATTAATGCGCTAGCATCTGAACCCAGCGAAAATGCGCTGATCGATTAATAGGTAAGGAACATCATGGAGCACGATGTGGATACGCGTTTGACTGTCCATGAGGCAGTTTGTGCAGAGCGGTACAAGTCGATTGAACAGTCATTTGGTCGTGTCGAACAGCGTTTCGACGATGGCTCGGCTAAGATGAAGCGCTTAGAGTACCTCATGTACGCCGTCATGGTCGCTGTGCTCCTTGGGCCTGGTGCTGCTGCAATTTTTTTTAAGAAGCTGTTAGGTGTTTAAGTTAGGTAAAAGGTCTATTGAGCGTCTGCAAGGCGTTCATCCTGATCTCGTGCGCGTCGTTGAGCGCGCGATTGATCTGACAACGGTAGATTTCACAGTCCTTGAGGGCTTGCGCTCACCTGAGCGTCAACAGACTTTAGTAGCATCCGGTGCTAGCCAGACACTTAATAGCCGTCACATCACAGGCCACGCCGTCGATCTAGGTGCGTGGGTAGACAATCAAGTCGATTGGTCTTGGCCGTTGTACACCAAGATCGCCAACGCCATGAAAGCCGCCGCTAACGAGTTAGGCGTCTCTATCGTGTGGGGCGGCGATTGGCGCACGTTCAAGGACGGCCCGCACTTCGAGCTAGACCGCAGGTACTACCCGTAATGGACCCGCTAACGATCCTCGCCGCGTTTGGCCCACTGGCAGTCGATCTTGGCAAGTCCTTGATCGGTCGGTTTATACAGACAGACGGTTACAAACCCACCAACATTGCCGAGTACGTGCGGATGCGCGAACTAGACCTTAACATGTTTAAGGCGATGAACGATGCAGGCGGTGCTAACCCGTCCTACCCGTGGGTCGAGGCGATCGTACGGCTGATGCGACCAGGCGTTGCGCTTATCGTGCTCACGACGTGGGCGACGCTTAAGCTCAACGGTCAGTCATCAGAGTCTGTGGACAACTTCGCAGCCGCCGTAGGGTTCTATCTCTTTGGCGACCGGACGCTGTTCTACTCAAAGAAACGCTAGAGCGCCCGAGCCTCTTTAAACAACTCCATCCGCTCGCGTGCCGTACGCAACGCCGTGTAGCGTTGGTGCAGCCGCTCTAGTATCGAGATGCGCCTGGCGCCTGCGCGCTCCTCATTAAGCAAACTCAACACCTGATCCTCGGTCATAAGCGCCAGTTCTTTGTTGAGTTTTCGCCAGTTCATACTCAATTTTGTTCTCCAGTTCGGTAATCTGCTTTTGTATGCGCTCAAGCGCGCGGTACTGCTGCCGCAACATCTTCTCGTGCTGATGTTGCTCGGCTTTAGCGGCTTTAAGTTTAGTCTGCCATAAACTAAGTCGGGAGGTCATAGCGGTCCTTAATCACTCGCATGATGTCTTTAGGCGTCATGTTGGGTATGGCGGCGATCAGTATGCAATCCATCGCCACCTTTTGCGCGAACTGGCGCATCTCTTTGACGGTCATCACGGCGATCGGCAACTGCTCGGTAGCGGCGTTGCGGATCATGCCAATCAATTCATCGTCGCTAATCATAACGAGAAGGGGTTGTGCCAAGAGATTTTCTTATTGCGCGTAGGTGGCGTTATCTCAGTCGCGGTGTAGCCGTAAGCCCAGCCTGATCGCTTTGATACAGATGACTGCCGTTTGACGCGCTTGCGTATGATCTTGCCTTCGTCCAGCAAAGGCCACAATGAATTGTGGATGGTCTTTGATGACATTTTAAGTTTGGCGGCTAACTCAATTGCCGTGATCGGTGTCGAGCGTTGCTGCAAATACTTTAGACATGCTTGTTTCCGATCAACGGCTGATCCTTTTCTTAGCCGCACTATACCTATAGCCATGTGCTTTTCTCCAATAAAATTTGTTTGATGTGCGCGGGCACCTTGGGCAACGGCGCCCAGGCCACCGCCCAATCGTCCCAAGTCCCAATGACGCAGACGCCACTAGGGTTTAGCAGTAGCATCTTCACGCCAAGCGGCGGCTCCTGATCTTCAGCGGTGCGCCAAAAAGCCTCGCCAGATAAATAGGACGTGGCTTTCTGATACATGTTGTGATCGCCACTCATGTGTTCTTCTCCTTTAGCCTAGCTTCAAGGACTTTGCATAGCCAGTTGACTGATTTATCACCTTTAACCATCTCGCACGACAGTATGTCAATCTCCCCATCCGTAAGCGAAACCCATTCACGCTCGGCACAGCAATGCCCACACCTTGGGCAATCAATTACATAATCATGCTTTGGTGAGGTGTAAAGGGGTATGTCGCAATTGCTAGTGCCTAATTTGCCTTTGTCTTTAGCTGGAATGATTTCTTGATCGTCATCATCAAAATCTAGGCTACTTGCCCACGCCACCGGCTCTTGCTCTGTCTCCAGTGCTTGGCGTAGTGCGGCGATGGCTTGCTTTCTACTAACAAGCCCAGCATGACTTAGTGGGTCACTCTCCAACGCCTCCAGCGCCATCTGCATAGCTTCTCTGCTCATTTCAGTGCCTCCATCGCAATGTCGCTTAGTTTGCGTTTGTCGTGCAGCGCGGTCCATATGCGCTCGTCGACGGTATCTTTAGTCATCATGGCGTAGACCCACACGTCGCGCTGCTGGCCGGAGCGGTGCAGACGTCCGACAGTTTGCTCGAAAAGCTCAAGTGACCACGGCAGGGACAAAAACACCATGTGGCATCCTCCGAACTGCAAGTTAAGGCCGTGACCGGCTGATTTTGGATGCACCGCCAAAAGCGGTACGTTGCCAGCGTTCCATCGTTCAATGGCGTCAGGGTCGTCCAAAACGGTAAGATTTCGGTATCGTCGTTTGAGTTCATCAAGCTCCTCTTTGTATTGGTAAACAAGGATCGTGTTAGCGCGTTGATTCTCAGACAGCAGATCATCTAACGCGTCAAACTTGTGCGGGCTAAACCAGACAGGCTCAGGTGAGTAAACAAACCCTGACGACATCTGCTGTAGCTTCTGCGTGACAACCGCAGCGTTTTGAGCGATAGCCTGAGCGTTGGGGAACTGCACCACGAAGTCACGCTTCATCGCCTCGTACGGTTCACGGTCGTTCAATTGCACGTCTATTTGCACCACATGACAAGGCGGCAGCTTGTCCTTGTACTCGCCTGGCTCTAACACGAAAGTAGCAGGTTTGATGCGCTGCATGACGCGCTCTAGCGCGCCAGGTAGCGGCGTCCAATCGTCAAACCCAGCGTAAGTATTAAGACTAAAGTATTGCTGCATAAACGCGCCCTTGGAGCGTCCGAGCAACTTTTGATCGATGATCTTGCACTGACCGAAGACGTCCTCAAGACCGTTGCTTGTAAACGAGCCGGTCAGACCCCAACGGATGTTGAACTGATCGATGACCTTGTGCAGCGCTTTGAATCGTGCGCCGCTCGGGTTCTTAAGTTTGGTTAGCTCATCAAACACAATGCCATCAAAACTGCTTAAGTCTTGCTCGGCGAGCCACTGGATGTTGTCGTAGTTGATCACAACGATCTTGGCGTCGCTCTCTAGCGCCTGCTTGCGCTGCGCGGGGGTGCCAACGGCTACCGCAACGGTATGGTACTCGGCCCACTTAGGTGCCTCGATGGGCCAGACGTCGGTACAGACGCGCTTAGGCGCGAGCACTAAGAATCGGCGAGCATGAAGTTCGTACAACATACCATCAATGGCCGTGAGCGTGATCGCTGTCTTGCCCGCACCTACGGGCGCGAGCACCATCGCACGATCGCGCTCGTACAAGAAGTCAGCGGCCTGCACTTGATAAGGTCTAAGTTTTTTCCCACGCATCAACATC